ATGCCGTTATGGCACGATTATCCTATGGCAGATGGACAATATATAGAACTTCGCAAAGCATCATTCAAGAATATCCCCTTTGATGTGGAAAGCACCGAAGAAGTGATCTCACAGCGTATTGCCGTGCATGAATATGCAGGGCGTAATACGCCTTATGTGGAAGAATTAGGGCTTGGCAAACGCAGCATTAAGTTCACCGCTTATTTTGCAGGTGAAGATTATCTTCAGCAAAGGGATCGTTTTATTCAAGCGTGTAAAGAAGGTGGTGTTGGCACGCTCATTCATCCCTTTTTTGCTTCAGAAAAGCGTGTGGTATTTGTTTCATCATCATGGCAGCATAGTAAAAACACCATTGGTAAAATCGCTGTTTCATTAGAATTTATTGAAAGTGAGGCGCCGGCATCACCCCTTATTCGCCCCGATACAAGAGTTCGCCTTGATCAAGCCTTTCAAGAAGGCTTTCAGGCTTCCATTGAAGCGTTTAATAAGGTGCATCATATTGTAAATGTTATTGATTATGTACGTGATAGCTCCATTGCAATTGTAGAGGATTTTCTATCTACCATCGATGCCTTGCGGTTAGACAGCATTATGAAGCCTGATAATAGCGCTGCTTTAGCCAGTGATATTCAAGATGTGTATGATGATATTGAGGATCTAATCAGTGATGAAACATTACCTATTCGCATGGGTAATCTTATTGCAAATTATCAAAATGGCTTAAATAGCAGTACAGTCACCACAAATCATTTAGAAGCGTTGCATTATTTCGGCGGTGATATTGGGGTTGTACCATTTAATACGCAAAGCCGCATATTACAGAAAAGCAATAGTGAGAGCTTGTTTAGGCTTATTCGTAGGCTTTCTACGGTCACCTATGCCAGAGCCTTGGTTAATCAAAATTACCAATTCAAAGAAGAGGTTCGGCAAGTTCGCAATATAGCAGGTAACCTTATAGAAGATCGCCTCCATGAAATATCAGATATTAACGAGGATAATATCTATGTTGCCTTTGCCAATATCCGCACCAAATTATCAGAAGATTTTAGCGATCGTGCAGAAGGATTGGGCGAATTGTTAGAAGTTGAAGTGCCACGATCTATGCCCTCATTAGTCAATAGTTGGCGGCTTTATAAAGATCCATTGCGTGCAGAAGAATTAGTGGAACGCAATCGGGTTGAACATCCAAGTTGGATGCCATACCGCTATGCTGCCTTACCAAGATAGGTGTTAATATGGTGATGCAAGATTTTATACAATCTGACGATATTACCATGCTCGTAAATGGTAAACGCTATGGTGGTTGGAAGAATGTCAGCATAAGATTTAGCCTGAATGAAGCCGCACGATCATTTGCATTTGAAGTTACCGAAGCATGGAATGTTGCTAAAGAACTTCGTGAAATTCGCATTGGCTATGAATGCAAGATTTTTATCGGCGCAGATCAAATTATCGAGGGGTGGGTTGAGCAGTATCAGCCAAGTTTTACTGCCACAAGCCATACAGTTAGCATCGCAGGAAGGTCAAAAAGCTGTGATATTGTGGATTGTTCTGCCATTCATGATGGCGGTGATTTTCATGATCAAACATTAGAGCAGATATTACGTAAGCTCATTGCACCCTATAATCTTGATATTCAAATGGAAGTGGATGAACCCGATATTATCCGCCCATTTTTTCAACTACAACAAGGAGAAACGACTTATGAAGCAATCGAACGATTGTGCCGGTTGCGCGGCTGCATGGTCAGCACTGACACAGGGAAAGCCATTAGAGTTTTTGCGCCTGGGGGCAGACGCAGTGAAACAGCGTTATTTCAACGATCAGGATCAGAACAAACCAACATATTATCAGGATCAGCACCACTCGACTACGCAGAACGGTTCAGTCACCTCATCATCAAGGGGCAACAGCTTGGATCAGAAGAAGTCAAAGGCGCTGATGCGTCTGAAGTCGAAGCGGCGGTAAGAGATGATTCAGTCACACGCTATCGCCCATTATTATCCATCGCTGAAGGTAATACTGACCCTAAACGTGCCAGAAAACGTGCTGAATTTGAAATTAGACGACGTGCCGGTAAATCATTAAACGCTGACATCACTATTGCAGGTTGGCGACAAAATAATGGCGAGCTTTGGGATATTAATCTTATGGCATGGCTTGAGAGTGATATTTTAGGCATTGCCCGTGAGTTATTAATTATCGAGGTGGAATTTACCTATGGCGAGCAAGGCAAAATCACAAAACTAAAATTATCCCCACTTGAAGCATGGCAGATTGATCCTGAAACAATCAAAAATGAAGCCTTTAATATCCAAGATAGAAACCCCATTCGTATTGATCGTGACCCTACTAAAACTACAAATACTGAGATTATATCAGGGGATTACCCGAATAATGATGATTGGCAAGCACCGATATTGGAGTTCTCATGAAGCAAGTTATAAGACAAATATTCAGCCGTTTAAATATGAATGCCAGCCGTGGTGTGCTGACGAATATCAATGATGATACATCTATTCAAGAGGTGCAAGTTAAAGGATTTGCCGGTGAAAAATTTGATAAGGTGCAACGCTTTCAGCAATTTGGCTTTAGTTCTGTTCCTGAAGATGGTGATGTAATTATTCTATGCCCTCAAGGATTGCGTGATCGTGCCATTGTGATTTGCGCGCAAGATACCAAACATCGCCCAAAGGGCTTAAAACCAGGTGATAGCGTGATGTATGATGCTCATAAAAATATTATCAAACTAGATAAGAATGGAATTTCAATCACTACTGAGAAAAACATCACCATTAATGCGGCAGAAAATATCACTATCAATGCAACAGAAACAAATATTCAAAGCAATATTACCATTCAAGGCGATGTCAACATCACAGGCTCACTAACTGCAGGCAATAATGTTGATTTGAATGGTTCGGTTAAAATCAATGGTCAAACACAGGTGGGCAACTAATGACATTTGATTATTTTAAATGCACGCCCAATATCCAAGAAACTCCTGATTTATGGGACACAGAGTGGAATTGTGATTGCTTAGGCGGTGACTGGGTTTTACTTGATAAAGAAGCACATTTACGTAGCCATAAAACGTTGCGAACTGCTGTATTGCTATGCCTATTCACAGATAAGCACGCTTATGATGACGACCAAACACCCCATGATAATGAAGATCGCCGTGGTTGGTGGGGAGATGGTGTGGATATTAATGCTGAAAGTGGAGAGCGTGAATTAGGCAGTAGATTATGGCTTTTGGAGCGTTCAGTTCTGAATGAAGAAACGAGAATTTTTGCAGAAGAAGAGGCTAAAAATGCACTTCAAACTTTGATTGATCAAGGTGCTGTTGCTCGTATTGAAGCCTCAGCAAAGCTTTCCTATAGCAATAATTCTCTTACCCTAAATGTGAAGCTGTATAGCCGTGATGGCAACAGCATATATGATCAAAAATTCCAACGCTATTGGGAACAATTACGATGAGTTTTAGCTTACCCAATCTTGGGCGGCTTGTGCAAGATACAAGAGAAGCCTTTAAAACCCATATGCCAGGTAGTGATGCGTGGCTATGGCCGAATAATGTTTATGTATCTGCAAAAGTAATGGCAGGTGCGGTATGGGAGCTATATGGCAGATTGCGTTGGTGTTTTACACAATCCATTCCCGATACTGCAGAAGGTTGGTATTTAGAGCGTTGGGCGGCCATATGGGGCATTACGCGCAAAGCAGCTACTCAAGCAAGAGGCATGGTGCAGTTTCAAGGCACAACTGGCACGCTTATTCCTGGTGGAACGGTTATTGGGCGTAATGATGGCGTGCAATATGCCACTGTTACAGCCGAATATGTAACAGGTGCAGGGTTTATTAATATTGAAGTTGAAGCCATAAAATCAGGCAGTAAAGGCAATACACCATCAGGTGCTGAAATGACTTTGGCTGCCACTATTCCTGGCATTAATGCATCTTGCTTTGTAACAGAGAATGCCATTGGTAGTGGCACGGATTGCGAGACTGATACCTCTCTGCGTAACCGTATGCTAGAGACAATCCGCCGTCCTGTTGGTGCAGGCAGTGTTAATGATTATATTAATGGCACGCTTGAAGTGCCAGGGGTTACCAGAGTTTGGGTTGAAGGATCAGGCTATAATAGTGCTGTTCCACCTGGTGAAGTCTATGTCTATTTCATGATGGATGACACTTATGCAGATGGCATACCGTTGCCAAGTGATGTGGCGTTAGTGCTGAATTATTTACAATCCATTGCACCTGCAACAGCAACAGTGCGCGTATTTGCGCCAACACCAGTACCAATGAATATTACCGTTAAGGGTTTATATCCGGCATCCGCATCCGTTATTCAAGCGGTAGAAGAAGAATTAAGGGATATGATATTTAGAAAGGCAAAACCTGGTATGCCTAATTTACCGTTTAATTTTAGCAGATCGTGGATTTGGCAAGCTGTTAGTAATGCTAGTGGTGAACAATATCATGAAGTGGAATTTCCTAATGCAGATGTTCAATTTAATGTTGGGCAGATTCCTATATTTAACTCGGTAACATTTGCACCATGAATGATGATAATTGCCAAGATTGCCTTCAGCAAGAAACAAAACTTTGCCCCATAACAGGAGAGCAATATACTGAACAATTACGTTACTTATTGCCACGTGGTCATGCCTGGAATCCTTGTGACTGGCTAGGAAGCAGGCTGTATCAATATTGGCGAAGTTTTGGTGAGTTACTCGCTACAGCTCATAATCGCATGTGTGATTACTTAAATGAAGCATTCCCATGTACCGCCACAGAAGCCTTAAGCGATTGGGAACGTGTAGTGGGTATTCCTGATGAATGCTTCCCTGAAATAACAGATCTTAATGCAAGGCAACAACGTGTATGTGCTTTGCTTGGCGCTCAAAATGGTAATGATTGTGCATTTATGATGGCTCTTGCCGCCTCTATTGGCTGGGAGGTGGAATGCCAAGATTTGAGTAAATTACCTATTGCAGATGCTGGATGTTTGATGGCTGGTTGCGATCAATTACCTCCTTTTCCAATTAACCCTGAAATTGGTAATAATCTTGGTTTTTTATACTCAGGCTTTTGTGGTGAGATAGGAAGTAATTTAGGCTGTGTTACCAGTGATTGCTGTATTTATGCAGGGTATCATAACGTACCAGATTTAGAAGAAAGTAACCAAATAATCAGTCCCTGTATTAATCCACCGATAAGTAACGAAAATAAAATCATTAGAGGTATTAGTGAACTAAGAGCGGGTTTTCAAAATATTGGAATACCAACTCCATATAGACCATATGCCCACCATTTAGAAATATGCATAAAATCAGACAATCAAATAGGTAGTTTTGCCTTTTGTGAGAGCTTCTTTCAGGCTGGATGTAACCAAGCAAGCGATCCGTTGCAAAAATACAATCCAGGAAATTTTATATCAACCGACACTTTAATTGCAGGATGCGGTACTGCTGGCTGTTCTGCTGTCTGCTCCCCTAACTGGAAAAATGTGTTTTGTTTAATAGAAAGATACAAGCCTGCTCACGTAGTGATGCTCTATCGCTTTTGTTAAATTTAGAGGAAAAGTTATGCAATATATAGATGGACCAAATTTTACACCAACCAGACCAGCATGTGGTAGCGGTAGTAGTAGTCCACAATTTTTTCAAAATTGTTCTGCTCCAGGAGCAAATGATGGCACGGTTGTAACCGCTGATTGGCTTAACGATATTCAAGGTAACATGATTGCAGTACTAAATGCAGCCAGTGTAAACCCCACGCCATGTAGAGATGAAGATCTCTTAGATGCAATAAATTCTTTGATATCTATTGCTGTAAGTGCAGCTGTGGGGAGTGGTCCAACAACTATTGCTGCATCAAATATCACGGGATTACCTGCCAATGCCATATTGATGACCAACTCTAGTGGACAAATTATTGCTGCTCCAACTGGATATGATTTTGGCTCTTATTAAAGTTTTTGAGATATTATTATGACTATATCAATCCCTCTACAAATAAAGCGTACTACTTCAGCCAATAGAACTAGCTATACACCTGCGATAGGTGAAATAATCGCAGAGATGGATTCCAAAATCCTATATGTAGGAAATGGGACTTTAGCAGGAGGTTTAGCTTTTTCTGCAGGTGGTGTGCTACAACAAGGGGCAGCACCGAATGATCTGCAATCTATATGGGTAGATAGCTCTGCTGGTGCAGGCAACCTGTGGCCAGTAAGCATTAATATAAACGGTAATTGGGTAAGTATAGGGGATTATGATGATTCTACCCAAACCTTTTCAGCTGCAGGGTCAGGCAGCTCCGCATCTCCTGCTGGTTCGATTATTACATATGCAGGTGACATTCCTCCTGTCGGATATTTAGAATGTAATGGTAGTGCTATTTCTAGAACCATATATGCTAGTCTATTTTCAGTAATTGGTACAAATTACGGCAACGGTAACGGCTCAACCACATTTAATTTGCCTGATTATAGAGGCCAATTTTTAAGAGGGTTTGATAATGGCGCAGGTAATGATCCAAATGCGGCTGCAAGGACAAACAGAGGAGATGGTACTACTGGTAATGCCAACGGTACTAAACAAGGGCAAAGTTTTGCAAGTCATAATCATAGCGGAAGTGGTGGAACAATTCAGCTAAAGAAAGGATCAGGAGGAGCTGGTTTTACATGGTTTTTAGCCGGAGGAAATAGCTCTGGTCTTACTGCTCCAACAGCTGCAACTATTACTACAGCTGCATCTGGTGGCAGTGAAACACGCCCCAAAAACATCTACGTTCTTTATTGTATAGCTTATTAGGAGAAAATTATGAAATTATATCAAACCAACCCAGAAACTGGCGAATTTATTAAAGAGATTGAGGCAAGAATTGATCCGCTTGAATCTCAGAAAGAAGGAAAGAAAATCTACCTTGAACCAAAGGGATCAGTTTCTAATCCCCCACCTAAAACTAAGGATGGAGATGTAGCTATATATGTATCAGGAAAATGGACTACTAAGCAAGATCATCGTGGTGAGTTGTGGTATTCGAAAGATTCAAAACCTCATGTCATTGATTTTTTAGGAGACCCCACTGAACAAGGTTTTTCTGTAGATATTAAAAAGACTGAAGATGATGAAATAACTCCTGAACAACAAGACTTTGTTAGAAATCTTAATATCGCAGCAACAATGGTTGATGTGATTGGTAAAGCCAAAGATTTTTCCGAATTTAAAAAGTTAATTCAAAAAGAAATAGAGAATAAGAAAAATGCCAATTAGCATCCCCTTACAGCTAAAAAGAACAACGTCATCAAACAGGCTAAGTTACACGCCTGTCAATGGAGAGCCTATAATTGAGCAAGATACGGCAAAGATTTATGTAGGTGATGGTATAACCCCTGGTGGTGTTGCTGTGGATGGAATTTCTATTCCTGCAGGAAGTATTTTTATGTTTCCAACTGATAACCCTCCAACAGGTTTTCTAGAATGTGATGGTAGCGCTATTTCTAGAACTACTTATGCTGATTTATTTGCTTTTATTGGAATCTCTTATGGTAGTGGTGATGGCACTACTACTTTTAATATACCCGACTATAGAGGTACATTTTTAAGATCTGCAGATCATGGTGCAGGTATAGACCCTGACTCCTTAGTAAGGCAAGATAGAGGAGATGGTACAATTGGTGATTTTGTAGGAACAACACAACCTGACATTGTCGGTAATCACGAGCATAACTTACATACAAACGGGATGGCTGGTGGTGTTGTAGGTCCTACACAAGGCGGGCTTCATGCAGGTGGAGGTAAAATTAACAGCGGTACAACACCTAAAACTGGTATGGGTAGTGAAACACGCCCTAAGAATATATCAGTTTTATGTTGTATCGCTTACTAGAGGAGCAAAATGGCAGACAATTTAACAGAAGATAAAGTAAGGCTTATCACGCATCAGACCATTGAAAAACGCAATGACGATCTTTTGCAAAAACTCCCGGATGCTTTGAAGCCTTGTATGTATGAAGTAGCAGAGCATGTTGCTAATCGTACAGAAGCTAAGATTGGCGATATTTTAAGCGTGGATATAAATGACCCTGAGAGCAAACGTGAATTACGAGATGATTTATCACACTTGCGTAAAAGCAGGCAACGCCGCGAGAAAATCACCAATAGAGTTCTCATCAGCTTATTTATCGTACCATTGAGCATCACCATCGGTTGGGTTTTATCATGGCTTAAAGGCGGTGGAGGCAATTAAGCATGTATTATGAGCATTACTCTTATGTGCCTGATGAATTATGGCGTTGGCCTAATTTTAAACCACGAGAAATCGCTTGCAAGGGTAATGGTGCAATCCTGATTAATGAGCAGGCTATGGATATGCTGCAAACAGCAAGAAATATAGCAAACAAGCCATTTTATATTACATCGGCATTTCGGGATGAATATTATAATGCCATGGTGGGTGGCGTGCCTCGCAGTTATCACCTTGAGGGCAGAGCATTTGATATTTCCCTACAAAACTTCACTAAACCAGAGCTGCATCATATTCTAAGAAGAGCAGGTTTTACAGGCTTCGGCTTAAATTACCGCACATTTTTACACGCAGATAACGGCAGGAAAAGACAATGGTAGCAGATATTTTAATCGCAATATTCGGAGGTGGTGCAACTGGATTATTCGGCAGTATGTTTCACCGTGTGTTCAAATATTTTGAAAATAAACAGCAACAAAAATTCATCCTTGAAAAATATCGCCTTGATGCAGAACTGCGTGCCAAAGAGGCCGAAAGAGAGGCAGAGATTGCTGAAACCACATATCAGCACCAGTCACTCATTGCGTCTTATAACCACGATACAGGCACAGGCATTGCCTCAAAATGGGTGATTAATATCTTACGCCTAATCCGCCCAACCATCACGTTACTGCTTTGGGGCTTAGTTGCCATGATATGGGTATCAACTGATAATCAATCTACTGATTTTAAAGCTCAAGTGATTTCAACGGTGATGTATTGTGCCACCGCAGCCACGCTTTGGTGGTTTGGCAGTCGGGAGAGTAAGAGGAAGTAGTTATAGAAATTCTTTTGGAATATCTTCGCCAAACAGCAACCATAAAGGATTCACTTTTAGAATTTTCGCAATAGCTACCAGCTCAAAATCTTTTACAAAACGGCTTCCTCGTTCAATCTGAGAGATACTGTATTGGTTTACATCAATACCAAAATCAACGCTCATTGCAGTAGCTAATTGTAGTTGGTTCATATCTTTACCAGCACGAGCCATCTTTATCCTTTTGCTACATAGGTTAAAAACTTTATTTTGTGATTTCTTTGTCATTATCTTGATCCTGAAAATTAAAAAATTATTTTCAGAACTTATCAGGATAGAACTTGATATTCTCACGCTTAGGAGTTAAATCAACTTGTAATAAGTTATTATTATGGCTTTTATAGTATTATAACTCTTGACTATGTGTGAGGCTATTACCAGTGGTAGAAAAAAAGAAGCATGATGTTGACGTATATGTTGGTCATCAGATTAAAAAATATAGGTCTTTTAGAAAATACACTCAGGCTCAAATTGGTGAATTGCTTGGAATATCTTTCCAACAAGTTCAAAAATACGAACAGGGAAAAAACAGAATCTCAGCAAGTAAATTATACGAATTATCTAAGATATTAAAAATACCTATAAATAGCTTTTATGAAGGGTTAGATGATTCTGAATTACAAGGTAAAGAATTTCAACACGCTAACTTATTATTATTAAGCATGTACCCTTTACCTAAATCTATAACAGAGAGGATGATTGCACTATCAAAAGAGATTGCAAAACTAGCCAAACCATAA